CACTTACTGTCTACTCGCTCAACTCCGTAATCCGGAATGTGCTGTTATGCACGGTCTCGAAACCTTCCGAGGCTCTATGCAAAAGATAGATTATGTTGCCCACTTCTTCTCAACCTTCGTTTCACTCGACTGGTCTCAATTTGACCAACGTCTACCACTTTACGTAATTATCAGCTACTACGCTCGTTACCTACCCCGTAAAATCATTATAAACAAAGGATACCAAGCAACACACCCATACCCCGATTCCCGTCCTCTACACTATGACACATTTGCAATTAAAATCTTTAACCTACTGCAATTCCTCCTAATATTCTATATCAACATGGTTTTCATCTCTTATGATGGCTACGCCTACGTACGTCTACTTGGTGGTGTCCCCTCTGGACTCCTCAATACCCAAGCCCTTGACTCGTTTGGAAACCTCTATATTATCTTGGACTGCATGCTAGAATTCGGATTTAGCATCAACGAAATTCACCAGATGATCTTCTTCATTATGGGAGACGACAACGTCTTCTTCTGCAATGAAAATTTTCAACGCATCTGTGATTTTATGCTCTTTCTCGAAGAATATGCTCGCAAACGCCACGGTATGATCCTTTCTGTTCTCAAATCAGTTTGGACTACTCTACGCGACAGAATCGAAGTACTCGGTTATCGAAACCAATTCGGACAACCTCGCCGCGACATCGGTAAGCTAGTTGCTCAACTCGCTTATCCCGAACGCCCTGTCCCCTCAGCTAAGAACTGGATGCACGCCGCCCGTGCAATCGGTCTCGCCTACGCCTCCTGTGGCCAAGACGCTACCTTCCACCTCTTATGCTATATGGTTTACCAGCGCTTCAAGCCAAGCCCTGAAGAACATGTCACCGCACGACAGTTTAATCGCGCAATAAAATACACTGTTGCCGAACTTCTCGGATTCACTTCCGACGACGGACTGATAGTCTTCCCGGACTTCCCAAGCTTACGCACTGTCCTAGATCAAGTCTCTACCTACCAAGGTTCGTTCCACGAATCTGACAAATGGAAAGAAACGATCTTCACCTCCGCTCCAAGTGATACGGACCCCAACGTTATCACGCTTGCTGACTGGCTCACTGCTCACCCTGAGTACCAGTTTAAAACAGACAACATATGGCAAAGTTAATATCTGA